AAGAACATATAATGATTACTCGTGAATTCCTCTCTACTTTGACCTTCCGTGTTATGACCGATTCCGATAAGACAGGTTTCGCTGGGGTCATGTCTCCAATTCCCCTTATTGCTGAAACCGAAGATTTACTGGTGGTTATCGATGGCGATCGCTGTGAAGTATATGGCGATAATTCTGACTTTGGACCAGCATGTATCTGCGAGTCCATCACTAATTTAACTTACTAAGAGGGGGTCATCTCTATGCCTGGTACTATTCGTGTAATCGTTGGTATGGTTATTGCTATGGGGTCAGTAGGTGGTATCGATACTGCGTCTGATTCTAAATTGGTTGTTCTCTGTGTCATTGCAGCTGTTGGTCTAGCCATTATGTATAGTGGTGTTCGTGCTATGAAAGAGGTGGACTAATGGCTAAGATGCGAGTGATTGTTAATGGTGTGTCTTATTACAGTAATCATACAGCATTAAAGAAGCAGACCAGTTCTTGCCATACTCTACAGAACACAGCGTTATTCTTTGCTCTAGATAAGATGGGTAAGAATTTAGGTGTTGCGACCACTGTTGTGCTGTATGATAATAAGATGAAGCGACATTCGTATGATGTCCAGCTGTGTGTAGTATAAGGGAGGGGTAGGGGTATTTTGAAATCTATATTTGAAAGAGGTGGTCGTGTCTGCTACAGGACGCTATACAGCCCCATCAATATAACACTCAAAACCCCCACAGTTGTAAAACCTCTTTCCGTATGAAAAATCCCCGAGAAATTTTTTTGTCTAAAACCTTTGTAGGAACTATATTATGAGCGTATTATTTGAAGAAGAATTAACGAAAGAACAGCTGTATAAGCGGGATCATAATGCTCAAAGACGATCTTCTTACTATACAGGTGCTTTTCCTTCAGCAGATGAAATAGAGCGATTCTTTAGAGAAGAACGATTACCCTCAATGCGTAGTCGTGCAAGATCTCGTAGGAATGGTCAGGGTATAGAGTTTAATCTTGATGAGATTATGATTAAGAAATTATGGATCATTCAAAAGGGATTATGTGCTTATACTAAACAACCCATGACACTCTTTCAGATGGATTCTGATGGAGATTGTCAAAGTAATGTTTCAGTTGATAGAATTGATTCTAATAAGGGATATACTAATGACAACATTATCCTTTGTAGGACTGATGTTAATAAAAGCAAGACTATATGGTCACGTCAGGAGTTTTTAATGAATGCTCGGATGTTATTGGAAAATGAGCATTTTATTGATGAGATTATTAAATTAAGAGATTTTCACGCTCATGAGGAAACACCTTCCCCATTAGAAGAGTTTATATAGTAGTAAAGGAAGTAGTATGAAACAGATTGTTAAACAGATCGCTGAGAAGACCTTTAAAAGTATTCCCATGGATAATAGCAAGCCAGAGCAATGGATTGATTCATTTGTCTTGGCTTATACTCGAGCGATTCTTTTTGAAGCCACGGATGTTATGCGAGAATCTGCGCATGGCGAGTCCCCAGAAGTAAATAAAGCAATGAAGGTAGCTGTTATAGATGTACTTGATCACTTTGGAGTTTAGATGAACCAACGAATTAAAGAATTTGCACAGCAGGCTGGTGTTGTTGCACTATCTGAAAACGGTATTGCACCCCCATTAGAAAAGTTTGCTGAGTTGATTGTTAGCGAATGTGCTGACTGGGTTAAAAGTAGAACAATGAGTAACGAACTTAAAACAGAATTAAAAAGACATTTTGGAGTTAAATAATGAAAACTGTTGAGAACTTAGCCAATGTCTGGGCGAATACTCGTTCTGTGAAAGATGATGTAATTTATTATGAATTCTCCGAGCGAGCGTTGGAAGTTTTTACCCAGAAGGTAGTGCAAGAATGTATAGAGGGGTTTCATACCACTCGGATTGAACCCAGTATTGAGAAGTACCTATTTAAACGATTGGGGGTAGAATGAGTGATTACAGACCCGATAAATGGGTAATGGTAAAGATCGGAGATGGTAATCTCTATAAGATCTTTGCTTGTTGGTATGGTGGATGGGCTGGATCAGATTCTTGGAAATTAAATAGTGGTATAACTTCTGTTACCCGAGAAGGAAATACATACTTATTCAATGGTTCAAGCGGATCGGTTTATGAGTGTCATACGGATTGTTATGGTACAAATTTTTATGGTGGTGGCGTTCTTGATGGAATGATTAAGCGTGCTGCTGATATTGGTGTGAACATTGAGATTCTAGATGAGAATACAGATCCAATGAATTTAATTTATGAATAGGAAATAAAATGATTGGCTTAGAACTAGATATGGAAACAGCAAATAATATCACTCGATTGACCCTTACGGATTATCGTGACTATCTACAGAGTGAGATTGACCAGTGGCAAGCAAATCCCAAGGATGATGATAATCCAAAAGGTTATTGGTTGCATCCAGAGGATCTTGCTCGTAATTATAAAACAGTTAAACGTATTGATAAAGTACTAGGAGACTTTGGAGGAGAATTATATGGCAAACGTGAAACAAGGGAATTTAGCTCATCCGCCTCAATGGTGGAAGCATTTAAGGGATTGGAAGCGTATTTTCTGGAAGTCGGAAAGAGCAAAGCAAAACAAGAGGATTAAAGATGAGTTACAGTAGATGGTCCAATAGTTCTTGGTATACTTTCTGGGATGCAAGTCGCTCAGGAGAAACCAAAGAAGAACAAGAATTGGCTGTGTGGTACGATGTTGATACTTTGATTAGTTGGACTTTTGAAGAATTGCAATCTCTACTATCCAAAGACCATTCATATGCAATTCATCTATTAGAAATGAAATACCAATGCTCTCCAGATGAAGCTACCGAAGTTATGGAGTATATGCAACAATTTTGTAATGATGTAAAGAAAGAATTTGTTTGACTTTAATTAAGAACTAGAGTATAATTATGACTGATGAAGAAATATTAAAATTTTATGATGAGATGCACTTGTTCTATGGTGGTCTACCGAATTTCGAACACGAACCAATTCAATTTGCAAATCATGTGAAGTTATTTAAATATTATAAAGAAAGAGAACAAAATGAACGACCAACAATTGATAATAATAACACGTGAAGTTGATGTTACGGTGGAAAACCTTTGTAAACTTTATGAGACATCTCCACTATCATTGACAGCAGTATTTCTTGCTCGACTAAAATTGTTTAATGATGCAAGTGGTTCATCTGAAGACTTTAATAAATTACTTACTGCTGTTATAGAAACTAAAACTAAATCTCAAGAATATACGATTCAATGAAAGAGCATGAAGTAAATTATCGTAATAATTTTATCATGGGTTGGTATCCAGAAGATACTTCATTTTGCGATGAACTCTTACATTATTATCAAAGAGAACAAACTATAAAAGGTAGTGGTACGATGGGTGGTGGTAAAGTTATGTCTAATATAAAAGATTCTATTGATGCAACATTACATCCAGAAATGCTTAGTGAATTCAAATATAGAAAAATTCTAAAAAAATGTTCTGATTTATATAATGAAAAATATCCATATTCAGCTTGTGTTGGATATAGTGTTAAACAAGGTTTTAATATACAATATTATCCAATTAATGGTGGATATAAAACATGGCACTCAGAAAGAAATTCTGCCGATAATCCAGATGTTTCTAGACATTTAGTATGGATGACCTATTTAAATGATGTAAACGATGGCGGTACTGAATTTTATTATCAAGGATTAACTATAAAAGCAGAAAAAGGATTAACATTAATCTGGCCAGCGGATTGGACATTTACTCATAAAGGACAAATATCCAATACTAAAGAAAAATATATTATAACTGGTTGGTTCAATTTATTAAAAGAACACGAGTTAGAAAAAATGCGTAATAAGGAATATACAAATGAAAATAGCACTGTGCTCTGATGTCCATCTTGAATTTGGACCAACAGACAAAATTAAAAATCCAGGAGATGTAGATGTTCTTATTCTTAGTGGTGATATTTGTGTCGCTCGCGATCTTATGGAATACGAACCATTACTTTCTGAAAATATGCGTTTTGGTAAGTCTGATCGTTACCATGAGTTTTTCGGTGCTTGTATTCGGGAGTTTCCTCATGTTATCTATGTTGCTGGGAATCATGAACATTATCATGGAGATTTTAAATATACCATTCCCGATCTAAAGAAACGACTTGCATATCTAAAAAATATTCATGTTTTAGATAAAGAAACTTTTGAACTCAATAATGTAGTATTCATTGGTGGAACTCTTTGGACTGATATGAACAAAGAAGATCCTTTGACATTGCATGGTATTGCTCGCATGATGAATGACTTCCGTTGTGTTGATAATTCTAATCGTGAAGTAAATTATAAAACATTTGATAATCCTGATAATCTACAGAAACCAACTTTTAGAACTCGCCCAGCACGATTCTCTCCTGAAGATGCTGTTGAAGATCATAAAAAGATGCTTGATTATATTAAGATTGTATATGAACAAACATCCCTTGATAAAACTATTGTGGTTGTGGGTCATCACACTCCATCTTTCTTTTCATGCGCTGAACAATATAAAGATGATACTCTAATGAATGGTGGATATCATAGCGATCTTAGTGAGTTTATATTAGATCGTCCACGGATTAAACTATGGACACATGGTCATACTCATGAGTTGTTTGATTACATGATGGGTGAGTGTCGTATTGTTTGTAATCCACGTGGATATGTTGGCTATGAACAACTTGCAGAAAATTTTGAATTAAAAATTATGGAGGTCTAATGGAAGAAATATCTAAACTAGAAAAAGAATCTATTGAAGCTGAGATAAAAGATAAATGGACATTGACTGTTGAGGAAGATCCAGAAACTGGTGAGTTGGTTCTTCCCTTTAGTCCTGAAATTTTAGAAACTCTTAAATGGAAAATTGGGGATACATTAACATGGACTGATTTAAAAAATGGTTCATGGTCATTAACTAAAAAGGAAAACAACGATGCCTAAATTTACACTGATATCTGAACACACAGATCTATACGGTAATTTTATGAGTAAAACTACTCATGAATTTGAAGTAGATGGATTACCAGAAGTTCTTGATAATGTTGACTTGTTTTTACGTGGAACAGGATATAATCCATCAGGTAATTTAGATTATGTTCCTGATGAAGAATATTATGGTACTGGTCCAGAATGGCAAACTGAAGATTTTGCTACACCACAAGAAGACATGGCCGAATGGAATAAAGTTCATAGTAATTACTATTTCGATACTGAAAGGAACAAATAATGGGTATGCCACTTGATGTAATGATGTTTTTGCAAGCGTGTGATCAAAAAGAATCTCCTGAAAATGCTGCTCTTTACAAATCTTTGATGGAAGAAGAGTTTAAAGAGTTCATTGACGCACATTGGGTTCGTGATGAAGTAGAAATGCTTGATGGTTGCATGGATTTAATCTGGGTAACACTTGGTTTTTGCCATATGAAGGGATATGATGTGGCTGGAGCATGGAATGAGGTTGTAAAAACCAATATGGCAAAGGTTGATCCAGTGACACGCAAGGTAAACCGACGTGAAGACGGTAAAATCCTTAAACCAGAGGGCTGGCAACCACCTGATATGACGAAATTTGTGAAAAAAACTTGACTTTTATGTGATTTTGAGGTATAATATTATTATGATAACACTATATTTAGACATGGATGGTGTGCTTTGCAATTTTGACAAAGCATATCGTTCTTTACGCACATATGCTTCTGATGGAGATCGGTTTCGATCAGCTGTATTAGAGCATCGCATCTTCGAAGACCTTGAACATATGCCAGATGCGCATGAATTATTGAATTATGTTAGTAACCTCGAAGGTATTAACATAGAAATTTTGACATCAATGGGTACTTTCGATATTGAACGTGGTCATGCTGCAAAAACTCAAAAACAAATTTGGTTAGACAAACATAACATTCCTTATAAAGCTAATTTTGTGCGTTCTAAGGAAGAAAAATCTATTCATGCGCATGACAGAGCAATTTTAGTTGATGATTCTATTGGATGTATACTTCCATTTAATGCAAAAGGTGGGTATGGTATTCATCATAGCAAATCTTCTGATACTATTCAGATAATTCATAATACAATTCGTTGTATTAATGGAGTTAATGCTTTAAAATTTGGTTATGATGATATGGGAACATATGCTTGATATTTTTGGTAACACTTGGCAATGGATTAAAGATGATTATCGCACTCACCCCTTTCGTTTTTTTGTTGAGTTGCTCGCTTGGGCTGTTAGCATTGGTTGTTCTATTACGATGGCTATTACAGTTCCAAACCCACCACTACTTTATATGTATCCTGTTTGGATTAGTGGTTGTGCCATGTATGCTTGGGCTTCTTATACTCGGAAATCTTTTGGGATGCTTGCTAACTACTTACTGTTAGTTACTATTGATTTTATTGGATTGGTGAGGATGCTTTGAATATTTTTTATCTGGATAAAGATCCAAAAATTTGTGCAGAGATGCACGTTGATAAACATTGTGTAAAGATGATTCTTGAATATGCTCAATTACTTTCTACTGCTCATCGGGTGCTTGACGGCACTCAACTTTCTCGCCAGAGCAAAACTGGGCGACTTCAAAAATACTGGAAACTGGAGGATCATAGAGATACTATCTTGTATTCTGCTACTCACATTAATCATCCTTCTGCAGTGTGGGTTAGACAATCTTTAGAAAATTATCAGTGGCTCTATACTTTATTTGTAGAGTTATGTTATGAATATAAATTCAGATATGAGCGTGATCATAAAACATCATTGTTAATGAATGTCTTACAATTCCCACCAGATAATATTTCAAAAGATATTCCGTTTACTGAACCAACTCCTGCTATGCCAGAGCATTATAAAGTAGCTGGTGATTCTATTATCTCATATAAAAATTATTACCTTGGTGATAAAACACATATGTTTGCTTGGAAAAAACGTGAAACTCCATATTGGATATACTAAATAAAAAAAGGAGTTATTATGCCAACTTATGTATTTCGTAATAAAGAGACAGGTGAACAGTTTGAACAAGTGATGAAAATGTCTGAACTCGACCAATTCCGAGTCGAGAACCCCCAACTAGAAACTGTAATCCAAGCAGTAGCTTTTGGAGACCCTACTAAATTAACCACAACTCGTAAATTTGATTCAGGATTTAAAGAGGTTTTACAAAAGATCCATGAACGATCTCCAGGTAGCGAATTAAATAAAACATCTTCCCAACTTTAAGGATATTAAATGGCTCGAGTAAAGGCAGCACCTAAACCCGTAGATAATGTACAAAGTGATCCCAAATCAAAACAAGTATCAACCCATTTAAAATTAAGAATTGATGATCTAAAAACATTTGATCCACTAACAGATAACCAAAAATTATTTTTTGATTCATATAAACGTGGTGATTATTTTGTAGCACTTCATGGTGTTGCTGGAACTGGTAAAACATTCTGTGCGCTATATAAAGCCATTGAAGAAGTAATGGATAAATCAAATCCATTTAATAAGATTATTGTAGTTCGTTCTGCTGTACAATCTCGTGAGATTGGTCATCTTCCAGGTGATGTGAATGAGAAGATGGAAATTTTCCAACAGCCATATCGTCAAATATGCGAAACTTTATTCGGTCGCAAAGACGCTTGGGATCGATTAGAAGAACAAGGACATATTCAGTTTATCTCTACATCATTCATTCGTGGTATGTCATTCGATGACGCTATCATTATTGTTGATGAGATGCAGAACTTAACTTTTGAAGAAATTGATACAGTTATGACTCGTGTTGGATATCGTTCAAAGATTATGTGGTGTGGTGATTATCG